CTTACAAAGAAAGCAATGAGAGAATAATAATATCATCTAATTTAAGAATCACAGGAAATGAATATGTCTAAAATATTTATTGGCACTCCTTGTTATGGAGGCATGATTACAGCAGATTACTTTAAAAGCTGTATGCAACTAGTGGCTTTGGCAGCCACTAAAAAAATAGAATTACAGTTTGGAACCATAGGTAATGAATCACTAATAACCAGAGCTAGAAATACTTTGGTTCAATTATTTATGGATGGTGACTATACACATCTTTTGTTTGTGGACGCTGATATAGCTTTTAATCCAGAGTCAGTTATAAGAATGATTGAGTTTGACAAAGATGTTGTTACAGGAGTTTATCCTAGAAAAACTATAGATTGGATAAAAGTTAAAAAAAGATTTAAAGAAAACCCAAACATATCTGAAGATGAATTATTGGCAGCATCTTTACAATATAATCTAAACGTAAAAAACCCAGATAGAATAGAAGTGCAAAAAGGATTTATTGAAGTTATGGATGGTGCTACAGGTTTTATGTTAATTAAAAGAAACGTGTTTGAAAGAATGGCAACTACGTACCCTGAGTTAAAATTTATACCAGATCAACACATTAATCAATCTCATGACAAAGAGTTTGATTATCACAAAACTTCTAATTGGAATTATACTTTTTTTGATACAATGATTGAACCACAAACAAGAAGATACTTATCAGAGGATTATGCCTTTTGTAGATTGTGGCAAAATATGGGTGGCAAAATATACTCAGATATCTTGAGTGGTATGACTCATTATGGTAATTATTCTTTTAAAGGCAATGTGGCTACTCAATTTAAAGGAGCAAAATGAACTACGAATACGTGTCTGAAAACATAATAATATGTGAAAATTTTTTACCTGACAGCATGTTACAAAAAATAAAAATAGATTTACTGAATAATAGAAACAGATTTGATATTCCTAATTGGAGTGACGACAAAGCACATCTATTAAGTAGCAAATGTGGTGGCCTAGACTATTGGATTAGAAACGGAGAAAGCACTGAAAACAATGAAGCTATTTGTGAATTGGGAGACTGGTTTTACCATCAAGGTTTTTTTCAATTTATACAACATTCAGGTAGGGTAAACGCATTTCATTTTTTACGGAAAATAAAGCAACATAATATTCATGTTATATCTTATAACAATGGTGGTTATTATAATTGGCATCCAGATTCTGAGTTTTTTACTTTTAATTTAGTTCTAAACGAAGGAGATGAATTAAAAGGGGGTAATATGCTATTCATGGACGAAAACAGAATAGTTGAGATACCTAACCAAAACAACTTAATGGTTGTATTTCCAACATATATTCATCATGCTATAACACCCATTAAGTCAAAAAGTGGCAAGGATGTGCCATTTCCTCAACAAAGATTTAGCATTCAATATTGGACTCACCTGACTGGCTCTAATTATTGATTTTTTCTGATATTTCGATAATACTGTACTAATCATGCAATTAGTAGAACTTAAATTTAAGCCTGGCGTGGATAAGCAGGACACTGCATATTCTGCAGGGGATGAAAGAAAATACGTAGATTCTGATTTTGTAAGGTTTCACTATGGAAAACCTGAAAGATGGGGTGGATGGTCTAATTTACCAAATCCCAACGTTACAGTGGTGGGTGTTGTTAGAGATACACATTCTTGGATCGGTTTAGATGGCACAAGATATTTGGCTTTAGGAACAGATAGAAAACTCTATATTTTTTCTGAGGGTAAAGTTTATGACATAACACCACTTAGGGAAACACAGGCTTTAACTAATCCGTTTGCAACATCAAGTGGTTCTGCCACTGTGACTGTAACAGACGCTGGTCACAATGCTGAAGTGGGTGCTTTTGTAACATTTGATAACGGATCTTCCACTAACGTGGTTGATGGTATAGATTTTAATGCTGAATTTGAGATTCTTACAGTGCCGTCAGGAAATACTTTTACAATAAATGCGGGCACTAATGCTTCGGGTACTACAGCTGCTGGTGGAGGGTCAGTTACTGCCACATATCAAATAAATCCAGGACCAACATCTTCGACATACGGCTATGGATGGGGCACAGAGACTTGGGGAGCAAGCACTTGGGACGAACCAAGATCCTCTTCAAATGTTGTAGTCGCTGGTAGGAATTGGTCATTAGATAATTTTGGAGAAGATTTGATTGCTACTGTTTTAGATGGTGGAACTTTTATTTGGGATACCTCAACTAGTTTTGGCACGAGAGCAACAGCATTATCAAACGCGCCAACAGCTTCAAGATTTAGTTTAGTTTCTACAGACACAAGACATCTTCTAATATTTGGAACAGAGACAACAATAGGCAATTCAGCCACACAGGATGATTTGCTGTTCAGATTTTCAGATAGAGAGGATGCAACGGATTATACACCTGTTGCCACAAATGAGGCAGGATCTTTAAGAATTACAGACGGTTCTAGAATAGTAGGTGCTATAAAATCAACTGGTCAAATACTAGTTTGGACAGACACATCATTACATGGAATTCAGTTTGTTGGAACACCCTTTACATTTGGTTTAAGACAACTTGGTGCCAATGCTGGTTTAATTGCACAACATGCGGCGATAGAGGTTAATGGTGTTGCTTATTGGATGTCAGATAATGCTTTTTATCTTTTTGATGGTGTTGTCAAGAAAATGCCTTGTTCTGTACAAGATTATGTATTTGATGACCTTAGTTATACAAACAAAAATGATATTGCCGTAGGTTTAAATACAGCTTTTAATGAAATAATTTGGTATTATCCATCATCTAACGCTACTCAAATAGATAGAGCTGTTGCTTACAATTATTTAGAAGGCACTTGGTATACTATTAATTTAGCTAGGACTACTTGGTTAGGAGCTTATGTGTATGAAAAACCTATAGCAACGGAGTACAGCACATCCGCAACTGCAAATGCAACTAGCATACTTGGAGTAACTGCTGGGGCATCTTTTATTTATGAACATGAATCTGGTAATAATCAAGCAGATGGAACAGCTATTACAGCTTTTTTGGAAACTGGATCTGTAGAAATAGCAGACGGTGATCAGTTGATGTCTGTAAATAAATTAGTTCCTGATTTTGACAATTTGGCTAACACAATGACAGCACAATTAACTTTAGAACAGTATCCACAATCTACAGCTAATGTGCAAACAAGTGGGTCTATTACTAGCACAACTGAAAAGATAAATGTTAGAGGTAGAGGTAGAGCAGTAAAAATACGATATACAACTAACACAGTTGATGATACACCATGGAGACTTGGTTCACAAAAATTAGAAATTAGACCAGACGGTAGAAGATAATGCTTAGTTTTCGTCAAGAAGGTGATATGGGAAGATATGTTGCTGACAATGACCCTGGTGGCATAGCGGAAGGTTTCTCTAACCTCGAAGATTTTTTAGCTGCAGGTAATAAAATACCAGAATATAAAATGGGTGGTCGGCAACCACTTCAAGCAGTTGATGCTCAACAGGGACCATTTGATTTATCTAAAATAAACAAGAATCCATATGGCACTGAATTTGTTGGCATAGGCGAAGATCAAACAAACCTGTTTGGTTATAGAGTTCCTGATGAAATTATTAAAGCACAAGAAGAAAGCGCAAAAAATAACCCTATAAATATGTTTAATGTGTCATTGCCTGGTGAATTAGGCACTGAGCTTACACCATTAAACCCAGTACCAGGTGCTCAGCAGGCAACACCAAGCACGCCTAATACTGAATCTTTTTCTCAAATTTTACCACCTAGCAATAATTTTCTAGATGACACGAGAGATAAAACAATTCCACAAATTTCAGACCCTGCAGGATTACAAAAAGCTATTCGAACTGTAAATCCTATTGTTTCAGGACCAGAAGAATTTGCAATAGCTTCAAATCAACAAATACCTGACGCAGGTCTTTTTAATAGAGTAGGCCAACAATTAATGGGTTATGATGATCAGTTTAGTGGTATCAATGATAGACTAAATAAGATAGAAGAGGGAATTGCAAGTTTAGTGCAGAACAGGGGTCAAGGACTAAACATGAACACAGGTGGATTAGGATATTTTTTTAATCCTTTTGGAGGTTTTTATGGCTAAAATTACAATCACTAGATTACCTAACGCTACACCAGAATATGACGCTGGTCAGTTTGATCAAATGATTAGATTACTTGATCAGATAATACTTTTATTAAATACAAACTATCAACAAGATTTAAGAGAAGAAGCAGAGTCGGAGGGTTTTTTCCTTGGCTAAT